AAGTTTTCCAGCGGCATGAACCGGCGTTGGCAGCTGGTCGCGTCTTCTCCGGCTTCCAGAATGCCGGCAGACGCATGGAAAGCGATCACGTACCGGTTTACTGAGAATCTGCCGAAGAACCTGCTGGAGGAAGTACAGGCAGCCGCACAAATGGCTGGAATCACTTCCCGCGAAACCCAGCTTTCCGTGATTTCCGCGGTAGATGATCCGCAGACGGAACTGCAAAAAATCGAAGCGGAAAACGGTACGATTCCGGAGGACAGCTACAAGGCGGAACGAAGTACCGGCACAGAGGTGACTGCCGATGCCGAATAAGTCCTCTCTGGCGTACTGGCATGACCGAAAAGTACAGTATGATGAAACCCTAGGCAAAGACGAAAAGCGGCTGTACAGCAAGCTGGCGGCGTACTATGAGAGAGAAGCGGCACGGTTGGACAAAGAGATTGCAGCGTACTACGCCAAGTACAGCGTCAACGGCGTTTTGTCGTACCGGAATCTGCTGGAAACGCTGCCGGACGAAGAAAAGCTGCTGCTGATTGAACAGCTAGACGAGTTTGTAAAAAAGTATCCGGCGTATGCCGACCTTGTGCCGGTGCGGGAATCGATCTACAAGCTGAACCGGCTGGAGGGACTGCGGCAGTCCATTGCCATGCAGCAGCTGCACATGGGAGCCTATGAGCAACAGCAGGCGTTGGCGTTTTTCCAGCGTCAGGCTCTGCGGTACGCCAACGGTGCGGCTTCTTTTCTGGGACTGGGCAACAGCTTCTGCCGGCTGGACAGCGATGTCATTCGTGCCGCGGTGGGGAACAAGTGGTGTGACGGCAAGGACTTCTCGGAGCGTATCTGGGACAACCGGAAGAAGCTGGGGAACACCCTGCACACCCAGTTTGTCAACGGCGTGATCCGCGGGGACGATTACCACCAGCTGGCAAGGCAGATTCGGACGAAGTTCGTGAAAGTTTCCCAGAAGAACGCGGAACGGCTGACCTTTACGGAGGACACGTATCTTTCCAATGAGGCGGCCATGCAGGTGTTCGAACGGGAAGCCGCAGTCACGGAGTACGAATTTGTGTGTACCGGTGATGCGGAAACCTGTGACATCTGCCGCGGGTTGAGCGGGGAACGGTTTCCAATCTCCCAGCGTATGCCGGGGACGAATTTCCCGCCCATGCACCCGTGGTGCCGGTGCTTTTTTGATCCGGTGATTCCGGAAAAAAAGACGTTGACTTCTGGGGTGGATAGTGGTATAATAGGTACAACGAAGAACGCAAATGGAACAGAGGTGGAAATTGTTGAGCGAACATCACTCATGTGGAAGCCAAACAGCATCACGCAAAAAGTTTCCTCAAAAGGTGGAATAGAGCGTAACTATTACAATGAAAATGGAATGCAAACAAAACAGATCACAAATAACAATCACGGAAAGCCAAAACAGCATCCATTTGGGAAAAGCGGAGAACACGCACATGACTATATATACGATAGCGAAGGGAATTTAATAGGCAGACCTACTAGAGACCTGACAGATCTTGAAAGAGAAGAAAATGGTGATATACTATGACAATAGATGATTTCAGAGTACGTGTTGGCTCTTTAGCATCTCATATTTTATTTGATTTCAACAAGAAACCATGTGGGATTGATCCACTTGGTAAAATCGAGTTTGATATTTGGTGTGGAAATGAGCTTGAAAAAGTGCACAGTGTCGATGAAGTTATGAAATGTCCTATTTTTGATGGGAAATCACTAGAGGATATTTTTGACAGCATTGAAAATGTGGAGTTTTGAGGTGATACCGTGGCAAAAAACGACATGGAAGTTATCATGTACAAAATCCTCCGGTATTTGTACGAGTGCATGAAGACTGGGAAAACGCCGGATTTGGCAGACATCATGTGGAATTGTAAGATGTTTGACATTCCAAAGGCATACTGGCTTGCGATCATGCAGGAGTTGATCGAAGACGAGTATATTGGCGGCTTGCGTTTTGTTGGTGCAAAAGACATGGAACAGGTGCTGCAAGTCGGGAATATCAAGATCACCAAAAAAGGGCGTGACTTTTTGAAAGATGAATCTGTGCTTTCCAAGATCAAGCCTGTTTTAGGCACTGGATTTGAAGCCCTTGTAACCGCTGTGGCATCTACAATTATGCCGTAAAAATATTTTCAAAGCTTCTCAAAATGTGCGGTATTTTGAGAAGTAAAACCGAATACCACAAAAAGCATCTCACCCGAGGTGCTTTTTTCATGCCAGAAAGGAGAAAATAATGGCAACATACAAGCAGGCAGAACTGAAAGATACCGTAAGCTTGATGAACAGTACCGATTACAAAGAGCGATTCAAAGCGGAGTATATGCAAGTGTGCGTCCGGTACCAGAAGCTGAAAGCAATGCTGGACAAATGGGACGAAGGCAAACTGAACTTCCAGCCGACCTGTCCGAGAGGAATTTATAATTTCCAGATCAGAGCGATGGCTGACTATATCGCCAGTCTGGAAGCACGTGCAGCGATCGAAGACATCGAACTGTAATCACTGCCCCGACCACGGGCAAAAACTGGCGGAGGGACGGAAAACAAGAACAAGAAAAGCCTGTGGGTACGGCGTTCTTATTTGTAAAATCAGCATCTGAGCGATCAGGTGCTATTTTTATATCCAAACGAAAGGAGCGAGGTAGTATGCAGATGCTATTTTTTCATGGCACATTCTGTCCGCCCTGTGCATCTACACAGAAAGCGGCAGAGCAGTATGCCGCAGAGGTGGGCGTGCCGCTGTATACGTTCCGCTGTGACGATGTGTACGGGGGCAACGACATGGCACGGCAGAATCACGTGCAGCACATTCCGTGTTTGATCTTGAAAAATGATGCAGGAGAGGAGCTGACACGCACCGAAACGGCACATACACCAGAAACGCTGCATCAGTCGTTTGATACGTACCTAAAGGAGGTGAAACCAAGTGCATGATGAGGGAAATCCGAATATCGACACTACAGCCGCCGGAACAACCGCCAGCAGCGAATCCGAAGCCGCAAAAGGCTCCGCAGAAAACGCCGCCAGTCAAGGGCAGCAAGCCGAACCGCAGGGAGAAATGACCGCAGAAGCTGTTGCCGCACTGGTACAGAGTGCCCTGCGGGACTTTGCACAGCAACAGCAGGCACAGCAGACCGAAGCGGAAAAGCTGGCAGGCATGAACGGCACACAGCGGCTGGAATACGAACGGGACAGCTACAAGAACCAGCTGGAACAGCTGCAAAAGCAGATGAACCTGTCCCAGATGCAGGCGGCCGCACGGTCGATGCTGGCGGAAAAGCATATTCACGCCACAGATGGGCTGATCTCCGCCATTGTGACGGAAGATGCAGAAACCACCAAGAAAAACGTGGAGGATTTTGCAAAGATGTTTACCGATGCAGTGGAAGCCGCTGTCAAGGAACGCCTGAAATCCGACACGCCGCGAACCGGCGTACCGGCGGGAAAAATGACCAAGGAACAGATCTTCGCGATCTCGGACGCAGAACAGCGTATCGATGCCATCCGAAAGAATATAGACCTGTTCCAGTGACGAAAGGAGAAAAATATGGCAGTACAGGAAAACACCAACTTGACCACCGACTTTGCGAAAGCACAGTCCATTGATTTCGTGAACCGCTTTACCGGCGGTATTAAGAAGCTGCAGGAAATGCTGGGCATCACCAGACGGCAGGGGCTCTCGGAGGGCTCCACGATCAAGACCTACAAGAGCAGCGTCACATTGGCAGACGGCAATGTGGCAGAGGGCGATCTGATCCCGCTGTCCAAGGTGGAAAAGACGCTGGACAAGACCTATGAACTGGCGTACAAGAAGTACCGCAGAGCAGTGACTTTGGAAGCGATCCAGCGAAGCGGATTCGATCAGGCAGTACAGGAGGCGGACACCGCCCTGCTGCGGAAGATCCAGAGCAACATTCGCACAGACTTTGCTTCTTTCCTTGCCACCGGTACCGGCACAGCTGCCGGAAGCACCATGCAGGCAGTTGTGGCAGATGCGTGGGCAAAGCTGCAGGTGCTGTTTGAGGACGACGGTGCCGGAAAGGTCATTGTTCTGGCGAACCCGATGGACGTTTCGGCTTATCTGGGCAGTTCGGACATCACCACACAGAATGCATTCGGCATGACCTACTTCAAGGCGTTTCTGGACGTATCCATGATGACAAATGCCAGCGTTCCCAAGGGCAAGATCTATGCCACTGTTTCGGACAACATCAATCTGGCATACCCGTCCATTTCCGGCGGCGAAATCAGCAAGGCGTTCCACTTCACCACCGACGAAACCGGTCTGGTGGGCATCACACACGCCGCAGATTACAGCCGCACAAACTACGAAACGATCATTCTGACGGCTCCTACCCTGTACGCAGAGCGCCTGGACGGCGTTGTGGTAGGCACCATTTCTGCGGAATAATGGGGCTGCTGGAACGGGTGCAGGTGCGGCTTGCCGGCGAGCCGAAAACAGATCAGACAGAGCAGCTGCAGGAACTGTGTGATCTGGCAAGCGTGCGTATCTGCCTGCGGGTGCGGGAACCGACACTTCCCGACCTGCTGGAACCAATTGCAGCCGATGCCGTGGTGAAGCTGTGGCGGCGGTGGAACTATGAGGGGATCTCCTCCGAAAACGGGGACACCATCTCCACCAGCTTCGTGGAAGATGTTCTGGCAGAGTACGACGACGAATTCGCCGCGTATGCAGAACAGCAGGACAAAACCAACGGTAAGAAGCAGATTCACTTTTATTGACGACTGGGGGGTGTGTGATGCGGTATTTTACCATTGCATTTTTGACAAAGGAAACGACAGGCACGGACATGCTTGGAAATCCCATTACAGAATGGCTGACTGCAAAAACATGGTACCGCGGGCGTTTTACAGAATGGAGTGCCGAAGAAATTGCACTGGAAGGGCGGGAAGTCACCAAGTCGCAGCGAAAACTGCTGACAGATGCCCCGCTGTCTGTGTGCAGGGCTGCCGACGGGGTACAGGCGGACAGCGGGGAAACATTTCGTGTGCAGTCGGCCAAAGATCTTCACGGGCGGTGGCGGCTGCTGTATGTGGAAAGGTGGCGGGTATAATGGCAGGATTTCAGGTCGTGCTGGACGGCATGAAGCCGTTTGCAGCAAAGCTGCAGGAGAAGTCGCAGGAGGATTTTCTGAACTGCTGCAAACGTGCCACGCTGCTGCTGCGGAACAACGCCCGCAAGAAAACGCCGGTTGCCAAAAGTGCGGTATATCAGGACGCTGCGGGCAACACGATCGGGCAGCATAAAGGCGGCGGTCTGCGGCGTTCCCTGCGGCTCACCATGCCGTCTGAAACGACAGACGGGGAAGTGGGATACACCATACACTACGCACCCCACGTGGAGTACGGGCACCGGCAGACGATCGGGCGGTATGTGCCGCAGATCGGCAGGCGGCTGAAAGCCGGCTTTGTGTCAGGGCAGTATTTTTTGCGGGGAGCCGTAGAAGAAACCAAGCCGTCGTTTTATCGTGATCTGAAGGAGGAATTGCAGAAATGATGTATCGCAAGCTGGGCTTTGCCGAACTGGCTGCGGCAGTCTTACAGGTCCTGCGGGAAAATACCGCGTATGATGTGTACGACGCAGTGCCAGAGGACGCAGAAAGCCCGTTCCTGTTTGTCGAAGTGGTGGGCAAGCGGGACAGCTCCAGCAAAACCACATGGAAAGAAACGTTTGTGCTCCATATCCACTGTATCGCTAAGCCCTCCCGTGCAAGGACAGAAGTGTATCAGATGATACAGAAGGCAGAGGAAGCCATGACAGCTCCGCTGGAACTGCCGCAGGGCGTAGAGTGCCTGACACAGACAGAAACCGGCGTACAAGCCGTGCAGCTGGACGAAACCGGCGAGTGGCATGCCGTACTCGGATATGAGATCATGACAAGCTATGGACTGAAATGCAAATAAGGAGGAAGAAAAATGGCTGAAAATTTTGACAGCAATGTATACTGCGAGTTTCCGGAAGCGGTCGCAAAGGCAGGCAAGGACATTCTGATCTGTCTGTTTAACTCTGACGGCTCCAAGCTGCTGGCGATTGCCGGACAGCAGAACCTGACGATCAATCGCAGCGTGGACACTGTGGACACCACATCCAAGGACACCAAAGGCGGCTGGAAATCCCAGATGGCGGGCATGAAAGAGTGGTCGGCTGACACAGACGGTGCCTATGTCATGGGTGCAGAATCTCACAAGGAACTGCAGAAGTACTTCACAAGCGGCGATCTGATCTGCATCAAGATCGTGGACATCAAGGAAACCAAGTCGCTGTTTGGCGGCATGGCAGTTCTGACAGAGTACACGCTGGAAGCACCGTTTGACGATGCAATGACATATTCCTGCAGCTTCGCGGGAAACGGACCGCTGGTAGACCTGACAGCACTGTCTACAGAAGCTGCCGGAAAAGTTACCGCAATGCCGGCATAAGGAGGAATAAAGCATGGCACAGAAAACCTATGAGATCGACGGAGAAACCTATCACCTGCACTACAGCATGGCAAGACTGGAAGCCGCAGAACAGGCGGCAGGCTGCTCTGCCTTTGAGATCGTGGCGGGCATGTCCCAGAACCGGACACCCCGCATCGCAGTTGTCAAGGTGTTTTTCGCCTATGGGCTGATGAACAGCGGCGGCGTATATGCTCCGCTGAAAAAAGCAACCGCATTCGCGGAAAAGGAACTGGAATCCAGCGGCTATGTCACTGTGACAGGGGAAGTCTATGAGCAGCTGGCGGAGGACTGCGGTTTTTTATTCCAGTAAGGCTTGTTCAGCTGGAATATCTGGGCGGAGCCGTTACCAAACCCAAAAGCAAGAAAGAAGCGGCGGAAGATGCACGGTATCAAAACGTGCAGGATTTCGCCTTTTTTGCTGCAAATTTTGGATATTCCAAGGCAGAATACATGGAATTGACTCCTGCGGAAAAGCGATTCCTGTTGAAAGCCTACGAAGAAAAAGTGGTTTCCGATTCCACGCTGCTTGCCGCGGCGGTCGCCAATGCCGTGGGGAATGTGCTGCGGAAAAAAGGCAAAAAACCGAAGAAGCTGTGGCAGAAATGCCCCCGTCACGCAGACCAGCAGGAACGACAGCGTATCGTAGAAGCCGCGAAAAAAATCGAAGCAACAGAGGGAAAAGCATGGGTTGATCTGATCTATCAGGCAAACGGCATGCGTCGGAGAAAGGCGGTGAATACAGATGCGTGAACCGGAGTTTTATACTGTGCAGCGTTCCGGTGTGCGGTTTGACAGCGACGGCATTCCCATAAAAAACGCAGACGGCAGCCATCACGTCTACTACGGCGTGTCCTACGACATGCTGCAGGACGCGGTCGAACAGGGCTTTGTCAGTGCTTCTGCTGTGTGCCCGACGGTGCATAGCTGGGAGGACTGGGGGCTGTTCTGGATAGATGCAGAGATCACGCCGCCGGAAGTGGAAACGCTGATCGAAACCGTCCCCGGCAGAACGGGAGTGCTGGACTATTCCGAAGTGCTTGCGGGAATGCCAGTGTACCATAACCGCACGGTCACGCTGACATTTTGCAAGCTGGGGGCTATGAATCGGTGGCACGAGGACTACAGCCGTATCCTGTCGAAGCTGCACGGGCAGCGGTCAAAGTGGATACTGGATACTAACGCCGGCTATTACTTCGAGGGGCGGTGCAGCGTGTCGTCTGTGCGGGAGGACGGGGCGTACAGCACGTTTACGATCTCCATGGATGCGGCACCGTTTCAGGTGTCGGTACAGGACACCATTTCCGACTGGCTCTGGGATCCGTTTGATCTGGAATCCGGCATCATACGGGAGTATCGGAACATCACCGTCACACAAGAAGAAGCGAATGTCACGGTATACGGCTGTGAAAATACGATTCTGTATCCCACACTGCTGGTGACTGCCGTATCCGCAGGGGACTTGCAGGTGACAACGCCGCAGGGAGCCATTCTGACTTTCCAGATGCGGCAGGGTGAAAACACATTTGCGTCTGCTTTCCCGCTGCGTGCCGGAAAGAACACGGTGCGGTTTCGGTGTAAGAGTACCAACAAGGCGACCGTCGGCATTCAGTTTCGGGAGGTGCGTTTGTAATGGCAGCAGTGTACACGGTCCGGTTTTATCCGTACAAGGTGTATGATAATCAGCACTGGTACACCGGCGAGAAATACCCGTATGCAATGCTGCATGATCCGACACAGCCAGACCGGTTTCTGATGGATACGCAGCTGGAAATTGCACAGAGCAAGTCCGGCAATTTTACGTTTACGATCACCAAGGAAAACCCGCTGTACAGCCGGCTGCGGCAGGACATGCAGTGGGAGGTGGCAGTTTTCCGTGACAGTTCCAGATGTGTCTGGGCAGGGTATCCTACCGAACGCAGCACGGACATTTACGGCAAGACCATATTCACCTGCGAGGGGGTGCTGGGATACCTGAATCAGGTCTATTTGCCGGCATTCAGCTTTTCCGGCATATCTCCCAGCGAGCTGATCAGACGGGTGGTTTTCAACTGGTACAACACAGAGATCACGCCGGATTCCGGCGAGGACACTTCCAAGAGCCGCCACAAGTGCTTTGCAAACGGCTATATCGGGGATTTCGACACCGATGAAAACGGGAAAGAGCGAAAGATCACCCGTTATACAGACAAGTCATTGACGGCTATGGATATTTTGCAGACCAGACTGGTGGACTACTTCGGCGGCAATCTGCATGTGAAAATGGCAGCTGCTCCGGAGGTGACAGACGAACTGTGGGAGCTGCACTATCAGTCGCCGGACACGAGCAACATCAATCCGCACACGCTGGAAATCGGGAAGAACGTTGTGGAAGTGGACTATCAGTACGACACCCAAAATTTTTACACTGCACTGGTGCCCACGGACAAGGACAACAACAGTCTGGTCACGGCAAACAACGACGTGCAGAGCGTGACAGACGGACACCAGACGATCACCGCCGTGCGGCGGAAAAACAGCGTGATCTTTCGAAACGTGAAGCTGGTGAAAACCTACGGGCTGCTGGTTGGCTTGTATCAGACGGAATCTGAAATTGCAGATTCGGCGAGCCTGATCGGTTCCACGTTGTCGAAAGCGGCGAACTTAAAGCCGCCGAAGGTGTCGTTTTCCGTACACGCCAAGGATACGACAATGCTGACCGGCGATGCACCGCTGGAGATCGGGCAGTATGTGCAGTTCAGCCACCCGCAAAGGACACTGCATGCAATGATGCTGATCTCAAAGATCACCATGAAGCTGGAAGACCCGACACAGAACGAAATTGAACTTAGCGGATACGCAGACGGAAATCCGCTGCGTTTCTGATGCAGAAAGGAGGGAAACAGAACAATGGCAGACTATACGCTTTCGGCAAAGATCACCGGTGATGCGTCCAAGTTTCAGAAAGCTATGCAGCAGGCGGAAGCGTCTATGCAGAAGCTGAACCAGAAATTCGGCAGTTTTGGCGGGGCACTGGAAACACTGGGCGGGAAAATGACATCAGCCGGCACCAAGATCACGGCTCTGGAAACTGCGGCAGGCGGGGCGGCGGTGGCTCTCGGCACACAGGCGGTAAAAGCCGGAGCGTCCTTCGAAGCCGAGATGTCCAAGGTTTCCGCAATTTCCGGCAGTACCGGCAACGATTTGAAAGCCCTCACAGACAAAGCCAAGGAAATGGGCAAGAAAACGAAGTTTTCCGCCACAGAATCCGCCGAAGCTTTTGAGTATATGGCAATGGCGGGCTGGAAAACTGACGACATGCTGAACGGCATTGAGGGCATCATGAATCTGGCGGCAGCATCGGGCGAAGACCTTGCGACCACGTCGGACATTGTTACAGATGCTCTGACGGCGTTCGGACTAAGTGCATCGGATTCCGCAGAGTTTTCTGACGTGCTTGCTGCAGCATCCAGTAACGCCAACACCAACGTGTCGATGATGGGCGATACGTTTAAGTACGTCGCACCGGTTGCTGGTGCACTGGGATACTCGGTGCAGGATACCGCCATAGCAGTAGGCTTAATGGCAAACAGCGGAATCAAGGCGAGCCAAGCCGGCACATCACTGCGGGCAATCCTGTCCAGACTGGCGAAGCCTACCGATCAGGTGCAGGCAGCTATGGACGAACTCGGAATCTCCCTGACAGATTCCAACGGCAACATGAAATCCATGCGGCAGGTCATGGAGGACATGCGAAATGGCTTTGCTGGTCTGACAAAAGACCAGCAGGCAAACTACGCGGCGACCATCGGCGGGCAGGAAGCGATGAGTGGACTGCTTGCTATTGTCAACGCCTCGGAAGAAGATTTCAACAAGCTTACAACTGCCATTGATAACAGCAGCGGAACATGTCAAGACATGGCAGACACAATGCTCCAGAATCTTTCCGGACAATTTACGATACTGAAAAGCCAGATAGAGGGCATCAACGTCAATGTGTTTGAACAAATGGAACCCGGACTAATGACCATTGTGGACTGGGCACAACAAGCTGCCACAGCGGTAGACGGCATGGTGACCGCATTTGGTGCCGCGAAAGATGCGGGCGGTGTCGGAAAAGGCATAGAAGCTGCAATCAAGGCTCTGGACGGTATGGTGAGTGCCGGTGCTGCCGGTGCAATTTCTGATGTGTTTTCCACAATTGCGGACAAGCTGCAACTGGTATACGACAAGCTGAAAATCCTGAAGGATTCCGGCATTCCCATTGAAAAAATTGCCGCAGCTGCGGCTGCAATGGGACCTGCTCTAGTCGTTGCCGGAAAAGCTTCTTCGGTACTGGGCGGCGGATTCCAGAGCGTTTCCGGTATCATCGGTTCGCTTTCCGGTGTGTTCGGCGGAGCCAAAAGCGAAATATCAGGGCTGGCAGGCTGGTTCGGAAAGTTTAGCGGACTGCTGAAAAATGCAAAAGGTTCGCTGCTGGCTGCCGGCGGGGCATTTCAAACACTTTTCGGGAAAATGAAGCTGATTGGCGGCGGCATTTTCGGAAAAATCGGCACAGGGCTGTCTGCTCTTGCTTCGAAATTCTCCGGCATCACCGGACCGATTAAAAACGTTGCCGCCCTGCTCGGTGGGAAAGTTTCCGCGGTATTTGGAAAAGTAAGCGGGGTGTTCAGCAAAATTGGCGGCGTGTTCGGGGCTGTCGGAGAAAAACTGGCACCGTTGATCAGTGGGTTCCAAGACTTCGCTGTCAAAATCGGCGGGGCATTGTCCAGTGTCTTGCAGGTCGCCGGCAGCTTCGGCGGGCAGTTCACTTCCATTTTGATGAAAGCGTTCGGCTTCGGAGCGATCGGCGGCTTGATTCTGGTGGGTCTGGGACTGATCCAGAAGAACTTCGGGGACAAAATCGGCGAGATACTCACCATGGTACAGGAAAAAGCACCGCAGATCATCACGGACTTCTGCACCGGTATCACAGAAAAGATTCCGGAGTTGATTTCACAGGGTGCGGCATTGGTAGGAAACCTTCTGGATACGCTGACAGCACTTGCCCCTTCCATTATCAGCGGCGGTGCAAATATTTTGGTCAGCCTTGCCGCCGGATTTGCAGAAGAGCTTCCAACTCTGCTAGAAAAAGCGGGTGGATTGATAATTTCCATTGTACAGGCACTGACTGAAAAACTGCCTGTGATCCTGAATACCGGCATGCAGATCATCAGCAGTTTGGTGCAGGGCATTTCCAGCTTCCTGCCAGATCTGATTCCTGCGGCGGTAGACATGATACTGACACTTGCGGATAGCTTGGTAGACCAGCTCCCCGATCTGATCGACAGCGGTATTCAGCTGCTGGAGGCAGTGGTAGATGGCATTCTGACGGCACTGCCGAAAATCACGGAAAAAACTCCTGAGATCATCATGAAGCTGGCGGACACTCTGATCGAAAAAGGTCCTGAACTGATTATCACCGCCGCTGAACTGATGATAAAGCTGGCAGAAGGACTGATTCAGGCAATCCCCACACTGGTCGCCAAGATTCCGGAAATCGTCCAGCATATCAAAGACAAGTTTCTGGAAACAGACTGGTCAGAACTGGGGCGGCAAATGATGAACCTACTGGTAGACGGTCTGAAAGCGGTTGCAAATCTGGCAATCGGCGGCATCAATCTGCTGATCGACGGTGTGAACCTGATACCGGGCTTTAACATACCACAAATACCCTATCTGGCACACGGCACAGAGAACTGGCAAGGCGGCTTTGCTCGCATGAACGAGGGCGGCAGAGGGGAACTGGTAAACCTTCCGGACGGCACGCAGGTGATACCGCACGACTTAAGCCGGCAGTACGCGAAAGAGGCGGCACGTATGAACAGCGGCGGTTATGCGGTGTGCATTGACTATGCGGCAATCGGAAACGCTGTTGCAGAAGCAATGGCTGGTGTGGATATGCACACCACGCTGGAACTGGACGGAAAAGCAGTGGCAGACGTGACAACACCATATATCGACAAGAATCTGGGACATAGAGCCCAGCTGTCCAGTCGATATGCAAGGTAAGGAGGCAGACACATGGCAATACTGAACACCGCTACCGGAACGGTGGCAGGAGATGTGGCACAGATTCGCACGGCAATTTACGGCAGGGAAGTCCGTGCGTCCATTGCAGAAGCAATTGAACTGCTGGACAGCAGCATCAACGGCGACGGGGAGGACAGCTTAAAAAGCCGCCTTGCTGCGTTGCAGGCGGAACTGGAAGCCCTGCGGAAAGAGGCAGAAAGCGTACCGAAATTGCAGGAACGGCTACAGGCGGCAGAAGCAAAGCTTACAACGTTGCAGGAGGACATCAGGACACTGCAAAACCACGCTCACAATATCGATGCGGGATTTGTGCCGATGTTTGAGGCAGGGCACAGCGGGCTGAACTGGACGGTGTACCGATGGGCAGACGGCACCACAACCTTTGACCGTATCAGGGAAAATCCTGCTCTTGCGGGAACGGAAATCATTCTGGGCAATGCCAGATACCGGTACGCGAACGCGGTAGTAGGAGAGGACGGCGTAGTTCCGGTGTTCTGCGGCAGACTGGAATTTCAGGGCGTCGTAGACGGCACAGAAGACGGCGTTGTCAACGAAAGAGGACATCATCTGCCCTGTGGGTACTTTATCACAGAGAGTACCTCCGGCGATGAGGAACTGGTGCTGTATGACGCGGACGAGAACCGTATCGCCGCCGATGCAGACGGCGATCTGGAACAGTGTGCAGTTTTATACGGGGAAGACAACACAGTGAAAGGTTTCCGCGTCGGGAAAGACAAAAAGGTGTATCTGAGCGACATGCTCCGGCGGCTGGATACACTGGAAGCAAATCAATGATATGGAGGTGATACCATATGCCGGATATATCCAGTTCACTTTCCAAGCGGGAGGTCAACGCACGGCAGAATACCTACACGAAGTCGGAAATCGACCTCAAAGACGGTGCGATACAGGCAATCGCCGAAGCCGCCCAGACTACGGCAGATGCCGCGGAAAAGAAGAATCAGAAACAGGATCAGTTGATTGCAGAGTTGCAGAAGTCGTCGCATTCACATAGCAACCAAGATGTGTTGGATAAGACGGAGCAGCCTTACACCACGGCAGAACGGGACAAGCTGGCTGGGCTGGAGAACTACACTCACCCAACCCACACCGCCCACGCGAAAGGGTTTTACAAGTTTGCAAGCGATGGTGAGGGGCATGTCACGGACGTAGCTTATGTAGATGGAACAGATATGTACAACCTAGGATGTGCACTCAGATCAGACATAGATCCATCTACATATAGTGGGGAACTTCCACTTTGCTTTGCAAAGGCAGGTCTCGACGAAGAACTTGGAACTCTCAAAGACTGTGTTGGAGGGCTAGAAGGTGCCGCTTATATAAGACTTTCTAAGTGGGCTAATAGCCACAGAGAAGCATGGCTGATTGTCGGGGGGAACCAAGGTGGTGAATCGCTTGGGTGCTTGTGCTTGCACGGAAAATATTCGTTTCCATACGTCATCAAGCCACCATCGGGCGAAGATGAAGCTGATGGCCATACATATACTTTACCGGCTGGCAAAGATGGAACATTTGCACTTACATCCGATATACCTGACATCAGCGGCAAGCTGGACAAGACCGGCGATGCAAGCACTACTACAGTAGCATTTTCAGCAGCATCTGCCCGGGAGAATATCAAGACGGGCGAAAAGCTGTCTGTAATTGTTGGCAAGATTGCTAAGTGGTTTGCGGATTTGAAAACGGTAGCGTTTACGGGAAGTTATAACGATCTGGCAAATAAGCCGACAATACCGGACGGATCTAAGTATCTGCCGTTGGCTGGCGGGGTGATGACCGGCGATATTGATCTAGCGTCAAATGGTGTGGATTTATTGGTTGGATCACAACGAGCAACACAGACAACCTATGCAACGGCTGTAGCCGGTGCAACAATATCTACAAAACAAACATTTAGTAGCGGTTTGCCAGAAAGAAAATCTTTGGTCGGCTCCTTTTTAGATCAAAACAGTGTATGGCATAGTATCATATCGGTACGCCATAGAAATGGCTATAATGACGGCGTAAATTATGGAATGTATTTGCGTAGCCTTTTAACTTCTGACGGCAGCTTATTCTGGAACAAGCAAACTGGTGCTGGCAAGTGGCAAGGCGAGCGGGTGTTGTTGGATAGCACAAATTATAGCAGCTATGCTGCCAAATCTGACCACACGCACGATGCTATAACCAATAGTTCTCGATGGGCTAGCGGAGCCAATAACGCCGCGCAATGGGTGAGATTAGGCACCGTGGTATCATCGGGAAATTTTGCCACTACGGTCATTAGTGTGTGGAGCGGTGATGGAGCAAACGGAAATGCCTCGCAAAATAGCTGGTTTGACATTCACATAAAAGACGGATGGCAGTCCACAGAATCAGCAACCAAAGCCTGCGGTGTTACGGTCTATCGCACCCGTTGTGGCATGGTCAAAGTTAAAGTAATACCCACAGCACACAATACCTATACTGTCTGGGTATACCTACCTTGGACATATTGGAATGGTAACTATTCAGTCCATGGCAAGTATTCGTCTTGGACGCCACAAGTTTTAAAACAAACAGCAGAACCGGACGGCACAGCAGCCGACACAGCCTACTACGATCAGGCATTCTTAACCAGCACCGTAGCCGCCGCCAAAACCCTCACCGACTCCGGCTGGGTAGCCATGACCGTAGAGGGCTATGCCAAATCCGGCACTGTCAAGTATCGCACCTACGGCAAACAGATCACGATAACCGGAAGAAGTGTTGTCCTAAAGACCGATATTGCTACCTCATATCCAGCACCGCAGTACATCGCTTCAACGACCTTTGACTTTTCCAAAATTGTCGGCTGTTCCGGTGTAGGGCGGTCATCGTCTGGCGTGGGGGCATATGTTGCCGTAGAAAACTACAACGGAGATAACCTTGTATCCGTGTATGCTCTTGGCAGTAAAATCGCCGCTGGTTCTACGCTGTATTTTACGATCACTGGATTTATTGACTGACTAGGAGGAAACTATGAAAGAAACCATTTGCACGATTGCCGGCATTTTCGGCAGCTTTATCGCCGGACTGTTCGGCGGCTGGGATACGGCGTTGGCAACGCTGTTGATTTTTATGGCGGTAGACTATGTGACGGGATTGATCGTTGCGGCTGCCGGAAAATCGCCGAAGGGCAAGCTGTCCAGCAAGATCGGCTGGAGAGGACTTGCCAAAAAGTGTGTTGTGCTGCTTCTGGTTCTGGTGGCGGCACAGCTGGACGTGGTTCTCGGCATGGATTATGTGCGTGCAGGCGTGTGTGTTGCGTTTCTGTGCAATGAGGTGATTTCCATTTTGGAAAACGCCGGCTTGATGGGCGTACCGCTGCCGGCGGCACTAAAAAACGCTGTGGAGCTGCTGCAAAAGAAGGAGAAATAAAAACACCGCCCGGCGGCGTACAAAGTCTTTTCAAAGACATTTTTAGAAAGGATGATTTACATGGCAATTTTGACCCCTGATAAAACAACCACACTGGGCGGTGTGACCGTCAAGGAGTATCTGCTGACAAAGAACAACCCCAACCGTATTGACATGCCCACAGCACAGCTGACAGGCAAGGTGCTGGGCGTGACGATCCACAACACTGACCGCATCAAGACTGCCGCCGGCACTACGCCAGCAGAGCAGTACACTCGTGCGACTGTCAACGGCAACATGAAGACCGTGCGGGTACACTACTATGTGGACAGCACCTGTGCGTGGCAGAATCTGCCGCTATCGCTGTCCGGCTGGCATGCTGCCGACGGTTCCGGGAACGGAAATCGCAGAACGATTGCGATTGAGTGTATCATGTCCAGTGCGTATAACTCGACTGATAAGAAATCGGAAGATAACTGTGCGAGATTGGCTGCGGCTTTGCTCAAACAATACGGTCTGGGTATATCGCATTTATACACCCATACCCACTGGCTGAACGTCCGGGACGGCAAGAGCGGCAGTACTGACCAGCTGAACACTATGCACAACAGCTACAAGATGTGCCCGGCGTACATTCTGCCCCATTGGGCTGCTTTCAAAGCAAAAGTACAAGCCTATCTGAATGGTACTTCTGCCGCAAAGCCATCCAACGCGCAGCTGTACAGAGTCCGAAAGAGCACGAACGATATGAAGAGTCAGCTCGGCGCATATGCTTCTCTGGAGAACGCCAAGAAGGCATGCAAGGCAGGGTATTCCGTTTTCGATTCCAGTGGGAAGGCGGTGTATACCAACAGCAGCTCCGGGAAGTATGTAAAAGGCCAGGCGGTGCACATCGGCAGCAATGTGCCGCTGTTCGCCAACGAAACTACTGCCGCACCAGCTGCCCGACTGACCGCCGGGACGTACTACATCTACGACGGCGTACCGTGTAAGCTGGGGCGGTATCGTGTTACTACTACGGCGGCTTCCTGCGGTAAAAAGCCGGCAGGGAAGTATGTTACGGGGTATGTGTCTTGGGATAATTTCAAGTAA